TAGTTGCTCAGCAACTAATTTATTAAAGTATAGGTATCTCAATGCATAATGTATTCTATGGAACTCGGCAGGGTCAACAATTAGAACACGGAGAGACTGCAATATTTCGTCATAGTTTTCTCTTGTTACGGTTTCATAAGGTAAACCAGAAACAACGCAAAGTTTATACATCTCTTCGTTTATGAAGGAAAGATGTTCTTCTTTTGAATAACTAATCATTTGTTTCTTCTAGGTTGGCATTTAATATTTCTTGAGAAATATTAGGAAGGACATGAATTAAGCATATGTCAACTGGGTCATTAGGACCTTTAATTGAAGAATTAGATGGGTCCCATTTGCTGGCAATTTTTTTCATTGACTCAATGTCAGAGAGGTCTTGTTCGGTTATTCCCGAATCATTAAATTGATTCATTGCAATTCGGTCAATTTCAATTCAATCAACTTAAGAGATTGGACTAGTCTTCTTAGTCTATGGTCTTCTCCAGATGTAACAATTTCTTCTGGTTCCCACGAATTCATATCAAAAGTGTCTGGGTCATGGCCAAGAATGACAAGAACTGTATACATTTCCGAATGAAGAGCATTCTTCGTATCATTAAGCGCTTTAATTTTTTTCTGTGTAGTGAGATTGAATTCCATGATTTCCTTAAATTTAACTATTTAGAATTGTGTATACACTTCCTGAAGAGCCAGAAAATGTATCTGAGTCAGACGTTGTCCCAGACCTGACATCATAGTTAAGGCTTGACGGTGCTGCTTCTGTAATCATAATAACAGCCCCACCGCCGCCTGCGCCGCCTCTTTTTCCTGTTCCACCAGTTACAGCAGGCGCAGCAGCACCCCCCGCTCCTCCCGCTCCTCCTGCATAGTGGGAGTCGGCGCCTCTCGTGCAACATGCGTCATGTGTATGGTAAGAGCAGCAGGCATGGTGATGACCAGAAGTGCAACAAACGTGGTAGTCACCGTTTTTAGCGTCGTGGGCAACATAGTGATGATGTGTATGAACGCCATGATGGCCATGATGGGTTGACGCAGTGTAGTGGTGATGGTTTTGATGGGTAAGGCTTGGAGCCTGGTGCCCGTCATTTAAGTCAGTTCCAGCCGTCCCTCTTTGAGTACCAGAGTTATAAGCAACTGGACCTTGACCTGCAGTTCCAGGAGAGCCAGTGCTCCCAGCAGAACCAGACGCTCCACTCATTCCAAGCGACATAATCGTACCAGAGCCAGAAATATATTTTGCTACCAAAACAATTACTGGACCACCGTTGCCGCCTGCTCCGCCTGCTCCGCCTGCTCCGTTGGTAGCGCCTGTTGCAGTTCCTGCTCCTCCGGTATTTCCCTTTCCTCCAGGAGCATTTACTGTAGACGTGTATCCACCATTTGAACCAGCACTTCCAGCCTTTCCACTCCATGAGTCGCTATTGGTTCTAGCGAGCGCAGTAGTTCCAGAACTACCAGTAGTCCCCTTTGAACCACCAGAAATGCTTACTGGTGTTGTTGCTAGTGAGCCATCTATTAACAGACCAGTCATTGATTCGACACGATTTACTAAATAAGATGGTAGGACTGGGACTGACGGAGAGGTACCTCCGCCTCCTTGACCTCCAACTCTGTATGAAATACTACTTGTTATATGCCCAGGTGCTGTTTTTGTTGATGTTGCACTTCCAGGACTTGTAATTGTTCCATTTGAAACATTGTTTGTGTTTCCAGTTACTGTGCCAATTCCAACAACACCATTGATAGTTGCTGTATTTTGTACAAAAACTCTAAACCCGTCGGTCAGTAAAACATTACCAAGAGGGACAGTCAAGTTTTTGTAGTACATATCTTTTGTAAGCGTCACAGTTCCGCTTATTGTTACATCGCCATCGGAGCCAGTCCCATAGACGGAATCATTTCCGATGCGCGCGACGCTTGTTTCAATTCTTGAAATTGGCATATTACACCCGCTGCATATAGTAATAGGTTCCTGGGTTTTGTCCAGTTACAACCGTAGAAATACCAGCAGGTAGCGCAGGAGCAGAAGAAACAACAAGAATAACTCCGCCACCAGCAGGGGCTGTTCCAGGAGCACGAATATATGCAGTCCCAGATGCTGGTCCGCTGATATAGCGAGCAGCGATAATTACTACTCCGCCACCAGCCTGCCCTGAACCGCCTGCTCCTCCACGCAGAAAGGTCGGACCGCCCGATGCAGTTATTGAGTACCCAGTGATTGCTTGATGTGGCACTTGGAAGTAAGCAGAGCCACCCGTTGCGGCAGTTGGCGCAGTTGCGGTAAATCCAGTTGCAGAACCACCAAGGGAGTGAGTAACTGCTGTTGCTGCTGCGCCACCTTGAGCAATTGAGCCAGCAGTTGAAAACCCAGTTGTAAAGCCAATTGCAGAGTCCGTTCCCATGAACCTTAACGTGCCTTTGACGAATACTCTGTATCCGTTGGGCTGAAGCCGACAACTTGTATTGATTGTTAAATCATTGAAATACATGTCGCGTGTCATTGTGTACACACTTGCAGATGGTGCCATGCTTAAAACAGTTGTTGAGCCGTCTAGTACAGCGTCACCGTCGGCTCCAGTTCCATAAAGAAAGTCAGGAGTTTCGTTGTAGTAAGCAACCCAGACAGCCCCATCCCACTGCCAGCTCTTAGAGCCAACAGTAAATATTTGGTTTACATATGGAGAAGAAGGGAAAGTAATCGCTGTCATTCAGGATTCCATTCTTCTGCTTCATTTCCTTCTGCGACCCATGCAAGATATTCGTCATTTTCTTCAGAACATGTGACTTTCATTAAGCCATCGTCGTCAACAAGGCCAAAAATTCTTTCTCCCGAATAAGAGAGGGGAAGTTCTACCCATTTCATAGTTCTGCGCTCCATCCAAGGAATGTTGTTGATGAAGTGTTAGACCTAATTTGCCCACCTCGTCCAACTGTAAGTCCTCCACCGCTTGCCGTTATGACAACAGTACCCTGAAAGTCACCTGTCGTACCATCGTATGCTGGCACACTGGTTGCCGCTGCGCTTACCCCTGGTCCAACAGCAGCGTAGTTCGCTGCTACACCAGTTGTTTCTAGCGCAGTTGGCCTAATGCGCATCTGTTGAGGGAAAGGAACTGTTCCAACAAATGTTGTTGACGAATCGGCCCATCCTAAACAAAACGCTCTGCTTGTTGCACTTAGGGAAACCCTATAATAATATCTTTGACATAGCGCAAGTTCCATGCTGTATGGCGTCTGTTCAAACGGAGTTGGCTGAGGGTTTGCTTCTAACTGCACACCTGTAATAGCAAAGATGTTTCCAGTAGTAGCAACATCATTGACAGTTCCAGTTGCGCCTTCATAAGACCCGTCTACCCAGGTGTTTGCTGCGCCAAGAATGTCTGGTCCAATTTGGATAGGGAACCTAACCTGCACCCCAGTTTCATTGTTTGTCAACCAAGTTCCTATCGTATCTCCAGTAACAATTACTGTTTTCTTTTCCCAGGTGTTAGCAGCCGCAATAGAGTATGTTCCGACATAGATACGACTTAAAAGTTCGTTTGCAAGATTAAAAGTATGAACGCCAACAACGCTTGAACGAACCCAAAAAGAAAGAGCAATGGTCTTGGCACCAGCCGTACCAAATGCCAAACAAGCAGAATTAAAACCTTCAATTTTTTGGACTATAGCCAATAAATCAAAACCGCTAGCAGATGCACCAGAGGTGGTTGTCGCCCTAAGAGATGCCGTAAAACCCTGCCCAGCGGGAACATCAGTATTGCTTGCTACTGATACAGATGCCGATGTACTAAAGTTATCGTAGTACCAACGGTCTGTAACATACCCAAAAGAAGTAACTGCAGCGTTGCGTTGATTCACCCGCATACCACCATTGATGATTAAGTTACGGAAACCAGAGCCTGGGTATGTTGGTCCCCAGTTAGCGCCGTCATACTGCTGATTAATGTTTGTGTCAGTCTCGTAAATCGTCTGACCTTCCCACGGTGCAGATGGACGAGTAGATGAAGTCACCTGCATTGGCGACATTGTTCCGCCACCCAATTCAACCCATGCCGAGTTGTAATAGATATATGTAGCGCCAGTGGTTGTGTCAAACCACAAGTCGCCAGCAGACGGAGATGATGGTGCAGTTGCTGAACTTGTTAGTGGTGCGCCAGCTCCTGTGGCTCCAGTTAGTCCAGTAGGACCTGTAGCGCCGACTGGTCCAGTGGCACCCGTTACACCCGTAGCGCCAGTTGCCCCAACACCAGTCGGACCTGTTGCTCCAGTGATTCCCGTGGCGCCTACTGGGCCTGTTGCACCAGTTAGGCCAGTTGCGCCCGTAACTCCAGTAGCGCCTGTTACCCCAGTTGCGCCAGCAGGTCCGGTTGCGCCCGTGGCGCCTGCGACACCGGCAGAGCCAGTTGCTCCAGTATCGCCAACATTGCCCTGAATTCCAGTAGGCCCTGTTGCACCGACCGGACCTGTAGCGCCAGTTGGCCCAGTCGCACCAGTCGGACCTGTTGCACCAGTTAGACCGGTTTCTCCAGTTGGACCAGTCTCGCCCGTCGGTCCAGCTGCCCCTGTCGCTCCTGTTTCTCCTGTCGCTCCTGTGAGACCAGTCGGTCCTGTGGGGCCAGTTTCTCCAGTAGCACCGGTTGCTCCTGTTAATCCAGTGGCCCCTGTTGGACCTACAGGACCAGTAGCACCAGTCGCACCAGTTGCGCCATCTCCACCCTGAACGCCAGTTGCCCCTGTTGCTCCGATTGCACCAGTTGGCCCAACGTCTCCCTGTGGACCCTGTGGGCCGGTTGGTCCAGTTGCACCGGTGTCACCTTGTACTCCAGTTGCGCCAGTTGGTCCAACATTCCCCTGCAACCCTGTGGCACCAGTTGCTCCTGTTAGGCCAGTTGGACCAGTCGAACCTTCTGGACCTGTTGCGCCAGTTGCGCCCGTAAGACCTGTTGCACCAATAGCACCCTGTACTCCAACCGCACCAGAAAGATTGACCGTCCATGATGAATAAGTTCCGGAACCATCGCTGTCTTGAAGGCTTACCGTTAATGAGCCGGTTGACGGGTTGTAGGTATCTACCTCGCCATGCATATGATTGCTTATGTCGTGAGAAATAAGAACCGTTTGATTTGTTGAGTAAGAAAGATTAGTTCCTACTGTAAGAGTTATTGAGCCAGTTGATGCAATCGTAAGACTGGTTGAGCTTGTTGTTTGGTATTTATCTCCAGCTAAACCAGTAGCACCAGTTGGTCCTGTCTCGCCGGTTGGTCCTGTCGGGCCAGCAACTCCAGTTGCGCCCGTTGCGCCTTCAGGCCCAGTTGCTCCTGCTGGTCCAGTAGGCCCTGTTGCGCCCACACCTCCTGTTGCACCAGTAGCGCCGACGTCTCCCTGTAATCCGGTTGGACCAGTCGGACCAGAAGGGCCAACTACTTGAGTGTTTTTCCAAAGACCAGTGCTTGATTCATATGCAAGAACATCACCATTTAGAAGTGTTCCAGCATTAATGTCAACATTGTGAAGTTCGTCTAATTCGTATCCGTTTTGTGTTGCAACATAAATGATTCCGTTATTTGTTGCCCGAACGACTACACCGATAAAAACTAAATGGTCTGGAGCACTCGGCTTTACCTTTGTAAATGCTCCATTTTCTCCAAGCCAAAGAACATCTCCAGCGGAGTAGCCAGTAGACAAATCAATTCCGTCTACATATCCACGAGTAACTACAACTCCATTTTGTGATGCAGAAATATTGGATGCGATTAATCCAACTGTCTTTGAAGATGTTGTATCAGAACTATTGTCTGCTCTTTTTACAGAAGCATGGTCACCGGTTGCGCCATAAAGATAAACAACGGTTCCAGTGGTTAATGTTGTCGATTCTGCATTTCTTACATAGGTAGCAGTTGATGCATATGTGTTTACCCAGTTTGTTCCGTCGTATTGAAGAGACTGAAATTCTCCTGGGGTAGTAATAATGACATCAGTTAATTCATCGAGCGGACCAGCAGGACCTGTCGGACCCGTTGCGCCTGTTGGACCAGTTGCACCAATCTCTCCTTGAGTCCCTGTCGCTCCTGTTAGACCAGTAGGTCCAGTTGGACCAGTGTCACCTGTAGCACCTGCAATTCCAGTTGCTCCCGTAGCGCCAGCAGGTCCAGTGGCACCTGTAGGTCCAATGTTCCCTGTGGCACCTGTAGGTCCTGTAGGTCCTGTAGGTCCTGTAGGTCCTGTAGGTCCTGTAGGTCCAGTTGCGCCTGTGTTGCCAGCAAGTAAGTTTGTGCCTACGCCAGCACTAGCCGCAGTAATATCAATGTACGCACCTCGAGCAGTCCCGCCTTGCTCAAAAAATCGTAAACGATTTTGCCAAACATCAATAGTTACGCCGCCATTAATTGTCGTGTTAGTGGCTGATTTGTTTAGGAAGATTTCTCCACCTTCGTCACCAGAAGATGCAACTACTGAAAGTTTTCCACCAACTGTAAAATCATCGTCAGTTTTAAGACTGTTTGCTGCATCACGATAAAGATTTGTGTCTCCTGCAGCAGTGCCATCGCCCCACACAAGGCGTCCGCCTGCTTCCATTTTCAGTCGAGCATACGTCTCTGTGTCGATAAATACAGTGATTGCGTCGGACCCAGAAGAAGACAAGTCCTTAATGGTGACTGGTACAAAGAATTTCTGGGCCACGACCTCAATCGCTTTCTATACTATGACAACCCCGCAAGGTTGTGACTGATTAACCGATTACGATTACTCTATACTGATTTTCCGACGGAGCGGTTGCAAAATCGATAGTAACTGTATCTGTTGTAGTTGCTGCAATGTCTGCGATTACTACTGCGTAAGGAGAAGCAACTTCGCGCACTTGCACAGTGACATCACGTGTTCCGAGACTATGAGTAACAGTGTAGCTAGTTGCTACGGCATCGCCAACGCTTGTAGCGTAGCGAGTCATAAAGCCAAGGTTTGTCTTAGCTCCAGCAGCAGTTGATGCACCGGTACCGCCATCAGCTACTGCAATGTCTGTGCCGTTCCAAGTACCAGTCGTAATTGTTCCGACTGACGTAAGGCTTGAGCCAGTTACTCCTGAGCCAAGAGTAGTGCTATTTAGAACAGATGTACCATTGATGTAGTACTCTTTGCCAGACGCAATGTTGAGATTTTCTGAAGACGTCCAAGAAAGCGTTGCCTTAACCCAGTTAAATGTCTTGTCTGTCGCACCTTTAAGAGTGATACCGCCACCGTCAGCTGTATCGTTGTCTGGGCTTGCAACTGAGCCAAGTTCAAGGTTCTTATCGTCAACTGTAATAGTTGTGCTTGAGATGGTTGTGGTTGTGCCATTAACTGTCAAGTTACCAGCAATAGTTACTGTCTTGCCAGCCGCGCTCAAGTTGATATCTGCTGCGCCACCAAAGTTAATTGTTGTAGCATCAGTGTTTAACAAGGCAAACGTTGTGCTCGCAGTTGTCAACGATGTTGTAATTGCTGGGCTAGTGCCGAATACCAAAGCACCGGAACCTGTTTCGTCAGAAATGACGCCAGCAAGTTCGGATGAAGAAGTCGCAGCAAATACAGACAGTTTGTCAGCTGTAAGAGCTACAGTGCCGCTTGCATTTGGAATTGTAATTGTGTTATCTGCGGTCGGGTCGGTAATGCTTAAAGTTGTTTCAAACTCATTTGCAGTTGCACCTTCAAATACGATTGCCCCACCGTTAATTGTAAGACCAGCGAATGTTGGGCTGTACGTTGAATCAAGTGCAAGATCAATTGCGCCATCGGCGTCAGCGTCTTGGTACGTTGCTGTGATGCCAGTGTGCGAGCCATTGGTTGCAATTTGTGCTCCAACAATGTCTTGAACTGCTTCTGTACTGACTGTTGCACTTGAAATTGCACCGTCAACATAGCTCTTGCTTGTTGCGTGGTTGTTATCTGTCGGTGTCGTAGCAACTTTAATTTGAGCGCTTGAGTCGCGCTTAGCTAATGTAGAGCCAGTAGCTTCTGCAGTTGCGCCATTAAGCAAGTTCCAAAATGTTGCGGAAAGAAGACCAGCAGAGTCAGTATCAGCAACGTTTAGTGTAATAGAAACTGTGCCATCAGTGTTGTTGCTAATTGAAATTGCGTCTGTGTTGGCACCTGCTGATGCTACACTGTTAATGAGCGTTTTCCAGGCAGTTCCGTTATGGTACTTGACTACGTCAAGATCAGAACGGTAGATCATGCGACCTTCAAAGTTGCCAGACGATGGGTCAAAACTTAAAACCTCAAAGCGTCCGTTAAGGATTTGGTTTTGATTAAGATCTAAATTTGTTACAAATTTTGTTGCCACTGCTGACTCCTACTTTGAGCTATGTTAGGTACGCGTACCCAGAGAACGGAGATGTGAACGACACGGTCACTAGGCTAGTACTATTATAGACCACATCGCCAACAACGACTGAGCGAGCTGAGTCGACTATCATCACTGACGGGAAACCACCAAGCGCATGAGTTATTGACCAAGAAGCAGATGGTGATGATTGAGTGTGCACATGGCGAGATGAGCCTGAAATTGAGTACGCTGGTGTTGTAGGCCAAGTTCCATTAGCCTTTGGCCCATAGTAAGTTCCGTTTTGATTGTTAATGTAGATATCGCCATCAAAACCTACAGTGTCGCTTGGTAGACCGTCATCAATTAGCACTCCAGGTCCGCGAGGGCCGACTGGGCCACGCGCTGCGTATGAGCCAGACGCGTCGCTTAATGAAGAAGACGCGCTACCGCTAATGCCAGTTTTAAGGTCTACCGGAGTGCCGTCGCCATAAGGGAGAACAGCAAAAAACTTTTGCGGCTTTACTCCGTACAGTCTGACATTGACTTGATACGCCCACCCTTGCGGAGACAGCATAAGGTTGTCAGTGGTTGGCAGATCAATTTCAAAAGACCCATTGATGTCTAGTGCCGCTGTCAGTGTGTCTTCAATGACCACTGCGTCATTTTCGTCAACAACCCTGGCTGTTGGGGTGAAAGTAACTCGACCCTTTGCTGGCGCACCTGCGCCTGTCAAATAAGTGCCTGTGACTGTACGTGTGATAACGTCATTTGGCCAAGTCACATAAGCTCCGATCTAAGAATGATCGAATTTTATCAAGAAATGACCTATATGATAAGCAGGTTAGTCAAGCCAGACCGTGTATTCCGCGGTTACTCTGCCTTTAATTGGGTCAACAAAGTGCAGTCTTTGCGATGGCTTTCCGACCGCGGCGATGACTTCGCGGGCGTATTCGTTGTGAGATTCTGGTGAACCTGTAATAAATACACGACCAGCGTTTGCCATTGTCATTGTTGTTGGTGTATGGAAGTGGCCCATATACACGTCTTGGAACGGCTCAACTACGCCGGTAGCCCACGCATTTGCCTTACGAAGAATGCTTGTTTGCCCTTTGCACTCGTCTCCGTGCACTAAAAGAGCTGAATAGTTGCCAATTTTGACCATTTGATACCAGTCAGGTGACATTTGCCAAGTGACATTTTTAAGATCTTTTGTGCGATCTTGAGCAATTCGATAAGAAATAGCGTCAATATTGTCGTTTGCTGGCATTTCACCCTTGCGGCCGAGGCGGCCGTGGTTACCGTACTCACAAACAACATGCACTTTGTCGAAGAATGCGGCAAACGTTCTTACCAATGTTTCTTCGATTCTCACTGTCTCAAATAACTGCTCAAAGAGATGGGCTTCAACTTCCCAGGCTTGACCTGGAAAAATAGTAATTCCTTCAACCATGTCTCCGCCGAACATCAGTGTGCACTCTCTCACAGGGTGGTGGGTGCGCTGGAGGGCCGTAAGCTCCATTACTTTTTGCGCAAGTTGTTCCATGCGGTCTGAGCATTTTTTAATGTTGTACGTAGTGCTTAGTTTTCCGTTTTGCCAGTCTGTCGCATGAACCAGCGCGACCTCTGGCTTGGTCTTTCGCGGATCCTTAGGTGCGGTAGCGGCTGGCTTAAGAATCTTCCCTGGCCCACACGCTAGCGCAGATTCTTTAGCTGCGGCGTACACTGCTTCAATAAGAGCCTCGCCCTTGCGCTTTGCTTTGTACTCTGCCTGTTGCGCTTTTTTAAGTGCGGTACGAAGTTCCGATATTTCGTCTTCTTTACGGATGTCGTCTGAAAGGCTCATTTGATTTTTGTTGACAATTCTCCGCGACGGTAGCGGCTAATGACATTGATAGCGAGCTTGTGTCCACGCTTAGCAAGTGCCTTTGAAATATTTGATGCTGGAATACTGTGGTCGTCAAGCGCCTTGACTAAGTCTTTTCTTTCATCATCTGGCAATGACTCAAGGATCTCAGCAATACGGGAACGATTGCCTTTTTGTCCTTGTTCTTTCTTTATATCGTCAAAAAGCGATCCCACAATAACCTCCATGTGTAGTCCTTACTAAAAGACAATCTAACAGTACCACATACTGTTCTATGTATTGTATACACTACAGAACATACCGTAGTAACCTATGATACAATTTTTAGTCTTGCCACCTTTGATGTTAAAAAAAAATGCTTAAGAAAACTTCTATTAGTTCGGTAAGAGAGACTTTGGGTTGTTATAGTTACCTAGTCACAAATATCACAAATGTCACAAAAACAACTTCTCCCGAGACGGACATTTAACATGGAAAACTCAGACATCAGCAAACGACTCAGCATTCGCCGAGTTGCATTGATGCACGGAATACCTGCACGAGTAGTAGCACGAGCTGTAGCCAGCGGTGCCCTGCCAGCACTAAAAACTAAGACAGAGACTGGAAGAGACAGAGTTTACATTTCATACGATGACGCACTGTTTTGGGTTACCTCGCTACAATGCGAAACGAGTGTAGCTAAGTGAGCGGATGGGATAAAGCAAACGGTAGACTTGGACCAGCAGCCGAATGGTACGCAGCCAAAGGTTGGCATGTGCTTCCATGTTATGGGATCGTAGGTGGTCGTTGCACTTGCGGTGGCACTCATGCCGAGCCTAAAGATGTTGGTAAGCATCCTAGTATTGGTGAATGGAATAATCAAGCAACACCAGACGTAAACATCGTAAAACAGTGGTGGGACGCAAATCCGGAGCTTAACACAGCAGTGTTTTGCCGCCCTAGTGGATTTTTTGTAATTGATATTGACCCTCGTGCTGGCGGTCCTGATTCATTTGAAAAGTTTGAAGCTCTTGTTGAAGGTGCACTTCCACCGACGGTTGAAGCAATCACTGGTGAATACTCAATGGGTGGCAAAATTCAACGCGGTCGTCACTTGTTTTATAAATGCGATGAGTCAGAAGCTCTTGTAGGCAATCTTAAAAAAGCTGGCCTTGGCGGAATTGATATTAAGCACAATGGCTATGTTCTTATTGCGCCGTCACGTCACTTTTCTGGTGTTTGCTACGAATGGGCGCCAGGCAAAGCGCCATGGGAAATTGAAGTAGCTCAAGCTCCTGAAGATCTTTTAGCAGCTCTTCGTAAACGAGGCAAGCGCCCGGAAACAGCGTTAGGTGAAGGTGACTGGAGTTTCTTAGACTCACTCGATTTTGCCGGCGAGCGCGTTGATGTTGATCGTCTTCTTGCTGACGGTATCGACGAGGGTTCGCGTGCTGTAGATATTTATTCACTTGCTTGTGCACTTGCTAATAAGTTTCCAGTAAACACTGAAGCAGGTAAGCTTGCAGTTGAAACGATGATGATTCGTTTTAATGCTGAAAAGGTTCGCCCACCGTTGGAGCTTGAAGGCCCTGGCGGTTTGCTAATGCACGTCCGTCGTGCTATTCAATTTGTAACTGACAATCCAAAGACTGAACGACTCTGGCCCGGACTTAAAGAATGGGCAAACAAATCAACAGAGGAGAGTCGTGCAACTACTACGCAGGCAAGGCAGACGGCGCAGAGTTCTGCTCCGGACATTGCACCTACCAACCTTCCCGGTACTATTGGTGGCGCTGTTCACAACTCTATGGTGGATGGCGACTCGTTATCGTCAGCGACTAGCCTCAAAAACATCGATGTACCACTTGACCCAGATGCTCTTGGTGCAGAAGAGGGTGGGGAGCCAGGCAAACGAAGTCTTACTGACACTGGTAATGGACGCCGACTCGTCGACTCCTTTGGTCCCGCAATTAGATACACTCCAGGCCTTGGATGGTTTCATTGGGACGGCGGATATTGGAAGCCTGACGTTGAAAATCTCGAAATGCGTGAGCTATCTAAAAAAGTTGCGCCTATCATTGCAAGTGAGGTTGTTCACTATCTTGACGACGCTGATAAGCAGTCGGAAGTAATTCGTTGGGCGCAGCAAGCAAAATCAAACGCGCGCATAAATAGCTCGATTGAAAGCGCTACGTCCGACCCGCGTGTGCAAGTTGCTGTCGAGTCATGGGACAGTGATGAAACATTGCTTGGTGTATCCAATGGAGTTATTGATTTACGCACGGGAGAGCTTCTTCGTGGCCGCCCTGATCTTTACATTACGCGCCGAGCGCCTGTTGCATACAATCCCGGTATTCGTAATGTTCGCTGGGAGCAATTTATTGATTTTGCTACTGGCGGAGATAAAGAACTGCAAGAGTGGATCCAAAAAGCTGCTGGCTACTCGTTGACAGGTTTACGCACTTACGACATTATGTTTTTGGTTTATGGCCCGGCGGGTTCTGGTAAAAACACTCTTGTTGAAGCTCTTGTTAAAGCAATGGGAACATCGCAATACGCATGGCCACTTGACTCGAGTATTCTTGCTCAAGGTGACGGGAACGCGCACGGGTCAGATCTTTACCACTGGGCAGAACTTCGTGGTCGTCGTCTTGTGTGGGTAGACGAATTGCCAGAGTCTGAGCGCATGAAAGAAAACTCAGTTAAGAAGTTAACGGGTTCATCTGAAATTTCAGCACGTTCACCTGGTGAAAAGCCGTTTACATTCCAATCGCGTGCCAAGCTTTGGATTACAACTAACCACCGTCCGATTATTTCTGACGATGCCATGTGGCGTCGTATTCGTCCTATCCCAATGACAAAGGTTCCAGAAAAGCCAGACCCAGATTTGAAGCACTACCTGTTCGACCCAGAAGGTGGACTGCCTGCAGTTTTGTCTTGGGCAGTTGAAGGTGCAATTAAGCTTCTTGGTTCAAGCGAACGTGATGCGCTTGGCTGGTGCTCAGTTGTTAGTGAAGCAGCAGAGATTTATCGCAAGAACGAAGATCGTATTGGGTTCTTTTTAACTGAAGAAACTAAAGAACTTGAAGGTGCGTCTACTCCGATTAAGTCGTTGTACGCAGTTTATCGCGTATGGTCAGAAGAACGTGGTGAAAAGCCAATGACACAGATTGCCTTTCAACGCAAGTTGGCAGAACGCGGCCTAGACATTAACGGTCTTGGTTCACGAGCTGAGATCATGGGCAGAATGCTCATGCCAAGATCTGTCCCTACTGGAGATGTTGACTGGGGCGTAGCAACAAGGTTTGCTCGATGAAGAAGATTATTGATCTACTTATTAGAAGACACACGATTACCTTGTATACAAAAACTGGTCAGAAGATCACAACGCTAAGATATACTCGCCGGGAGTTTCAGATGATTGAAACCACCGCAGCCGCGGTTGGCCTAAAAGTTGACCAGTTTTTGATCAACGCAATTACTTTATTTGCAGAAGAAAATATCTCTTAAGTTACTAGTTTTTCAGTAACTCAGTGTATTATTTCCTTCTAAGGTTGGCGCTTTGGGAGAGGAGCGTCTAGGCCGGAGTGAGCGTCTTGATTACACAGCTTTGAGACTGCTCCTCCGGCCACCTTTCTTTATCCGTCTTTGTCGATGTAGTGTTTGACAGTTGCTGGGTACCACTTTTTGCCAAAGGCAGTGGCAATTCCATCTTTGTTGAGACGGTCAGCAATTGACTTGTATGACATCCCGGCTGTTCTGTAGTCTTTGATTTTTACAAAGAGCTCGTCGGTAATCCGCTGCTTGGGTCCAAGATCTACTCCCCACTTAAGACCCTTTTCCCTACGATCCTTGTGAACATCTTTCTGACGTTCTGCAATAATCCCACGCTCCATTTCAGCAAGAGCGCTCATGATGGTGACAACAAAGCGACCTTGGTACGTCGCCGTGTCAAGGTTGAGGTCAAGCATGACAATACGCCAGTCATTTTTGTTAGCGCGATCTACAATGCTTAGAAAGTCCTGAGTTGATCTTGCAAGGCGGTCAATACGCGTTACAAACAAAGCAGCTGCGTCGCCTCTGTCTAATCTGTCAAGTGCGTCACGAAGGACCGGGCGTCCTTGGATTGATTTACCAGAGCGGCCCTCTTCACGTAAAAGCTCGAAGTCGGTAAATCCAGCCATTTCGGCTGCGCGACGAAGATCACGTTCCTGAGCGCCCAGTGACATGCCATCGTTAACTTGCATCTGAGTAGAGACACGTGCATACAAGAGAGCAATCTCGCTTGTATTCTTTTTTGGCACTCTTATCGTTCCCAGTGTTGAACCGTTGACCAGCCGTTTGTTTCTTTGATAAGAGTAAAGCCAAGATCCTTGAGGGACTCAATGATTCGTTGTTTGTCGTCTTCCTGGCTTTGCTTATTTTCAATTTCTAGCGCGACTGTGCGCAAGTCATTACATTCTGATAGAGCACGCCAGTCATAAGACAGCTCAGCGCCTTCTACGTCAACCTTAAGAATGGTTGGGTTAAAGTCTTTAAGTATTTGAGACCAAGATACAACTGAAACATTGACAGGTAGACGCGCTCCTCGAGTGCGATACAAGGAATGTAAAGCAGAGCGACCGGAGTCACCGTCACCGTCAGCATCGATCCACAGGGAAGCAAAACCTGCCAATGCAAAGTCTGAATCATCAGCAACGACAGCAGAGTTTACCGAGAAAAACTTGTCACCGTAGAGGGTGCCATTCATTTGCAGAAGCTTGTAGTTAATTACTTCAGGTTCGTAGCAAGCTACTGTTGCGCCTGCTGCAAGAGCTGTTCGTGCAAAAATGCCAATATGAGCGCCAAGGTCAAGAACTCTATCATTTTCGTTGATGACAACTCTATTATATGAGTTTTCACGAAGAATGTACCGATCCCATCTTTGGTCTCGGTAGTAGAAGTCACGGCCATCTTTCCATGGCTTACTGATAATAGCGGCTAGTGGATCTACAACAGTAACTTCTGTGGTTACCTTTTCATCAGCTTTTTCGCAGGTGACTTGGTACGTCCCTGGCGGAATAAGTAGATTGAGCTGACTAATATTTTTGTCAAGAGTTACACCAGCGCTTGGGAAGCTATCACGTGTCTCGTACACTAAAGTCTGAGGCGGCAGCGGAGAAATAGATACATGCGCAGAAGTCATGTATCGCCGTCTGCTATCTTTCATTCTGACTGACATCGGGTACAAACCTTCTGGCCAGGGTTCTGTAGAAATACTAATGTTTTGCTTGAGCTTGTTTGTTTCCATGGCTTTCCTTATTGTTTTGTACAACTTCCTATGTAAACCCTTAATGTTAAAGGTTTACGGCAGAAAGCCTTATGCACCAAGGGTTTCCCCGTGTTTGGTTTCTACTAAGAGAAAGGGCCTTTTTCGGCGTACTTTTTCTTTTTTTGAGTGATACGACGCTGGTTCTTCTTAGCTCTTTTTAGCTTTTGACTGCTTACACCGGCTGAATTTTTTCGCATGTGTTTATTTTATCAAAAAGTCTCTAAAAAGCGGGTTTTTAGCGAAACTTGCTCAAACCCTTGCAGTGTATGGGTAAAACACTTTTTTTCCTCTTAGAGCCATATATACCAGGGTATGATCACTTTTATAATAGATGAGTCCCTTTTTTCCTGAGTGAGTAGAGTATAATTGCTAATACCTCAATAACTTCCCTTGCCCCTTTCCCAAGGAGAAATACGATGAAAATTTTTAGTGGCTTGTTATTGTCTTTAGTCAGTTTATGTTCTGTAACTAATGTGGCAATGGCACAAAATCAAACAATGACAAAGTACGAAATTGAAACTGTCCAAGTTGCTCAAGACGTTTTACTTGCCAAGTACAAGTTCAAAGAGAGAAGTGAGCGAGTCAAAACTCTCCAACGCGCCATTGGCCGCGTTTCGGTTGACGGGCTATATGGCCCACTAACTCGCAAGCGTCATATCGCGGTTTTAAAGAAGAATGGCCTTCCGACAACCAACGTACCTAAGGTGCCAAAGCCAGTTATCAAGTACAACATTTCGTACGACAAGAGCAAGCGCTGCCCACAGTACGAAGCCTCATTCGCAGAGCATGGCCTTGAGCCAGTCGAGGTGTTTTCGTACATTGCTTGGCGAGAGTCGCGTTGCAATCCAAAGTCAGTCAACGCTATTTGGGAAAACGGCAAGATTGTTTGGACCTTGAATAAAGATGGGTCGTACGACTCTGGGTTGCTTCAAATCAATTCATCATGGAAAACTGTCACGTCTGAAGTGTGTGAAGCTGAATTTGGCAATCTAAAAGTTTTAAGGAACGTTGATTGCAATCTTAGAGTAGCCAAGTTTCTTTTAGTTAGTTCGAAAAACGGACTCGGACACTGGAGTGTCCGTAGAACAAATTAGGAGGAGATTATGAAAATCTCTATTGTAATGTTGGCCTATCAAGGTGAAGTATCTTGAGGACTTTGCTCGCCTATATGGCGAGCGGAATAATGGCAATCACGGGAGTGATTGGCATTACAAATAGTTCTAGTCAAAAAAGCTCAGCCGTCGCTATTGACCGTGTAGCTGAAATGCATGTACTTAAAGAGCAGCGGAAGCAAGTCGTTTCTCCCATCTTTAAGAAGCCTGACATCTTTCACGAGCTTATGGGCAAGAAGATTCCAGGGTTTACGTTCATGCTGTATGTTGCGACATGCGAGACAGAACAAAACTGGGCAAATGGTGGACAGTACGCTGGCGGATTTGGTTTTATGCACAAGTCAAACAAAGTGCACAAGGACTACGCTGCTGTGCAATCAACTTGGCTGCAGTGGGGCGGATGGCAATTTGCCAAGCGCCCACAGGACGCGACATCAAAAGAACAAGCGCTTGTGTTTATTCGTACATTTGCAACAGGGTGGGTGCGACCTAACGGTGTGTTTCGCCCGCCGACAAACCTACCTCGTAGTTTGTGCCACGATGACTTAAATACTGGCTGGCACGTGTACAATGGTGCTGAATGGCCGGTGCCTGATACTTGGAGAGAAGGCGATCCTCAGATTAAGCCTTGGAAAAAATAACTATCCGCTAAAAAGGAGAAGACCCGCCGTCACCTCCGAGCGGCGGGTACTTCCCCCTAAGGTAGCGCTTAGATCTGCTACACTGTGAATTGAACTTTTCCGCCGCAGTTATTTTCCTTTCAGACCTGCGTTGGCGGAGGTGGCCAATGTTTCGTGTGTCGTTAGTCTTTCGACTTGTCGCGGCTCATAAGGTCGTCGTGACGCTTCTTTTTTGAGCCTGCTGGTTTAAGATCGTGTGTGCGAAGTGGGTGGCCAACTGGAAGAAGAGTTCTTTTCTTTCCAGAGCGAGTACCAGTTACTGTTTCTGCTTGCCCTGTTAATGGATTGATTCGTGTGCGATCGCCGGAGCGAACGCCACTTCCTTTTTTCTTCTTAGCCATTAGCTCGCCCTCTCTTTGCGATTCAAGCGACCAGTTAAGTGATCGTTGATGTGTTGGTCTAACTTTTCTTCAGTGCGAACTGCCGTGTCTTCGACGCGGTCAATTGACGCACCAAGCGATTTGCCAAGCTGTTCAATCTTGTCGACTACAAAGTTATGATCTGCTTTGTTATCTTCCCAACGCTTGTTGCCAGCGCGGCGGCCGCCTTCAATCATTGCAACGAGCACGAGAGCAAGCGCACCGATTCCAGCGACAGCAATCTCGGTCATGGCTATGCGCCAGGCTTTGGAAGTGCGCGCCATGCTGCTTCAAACTTCGCAGCGTCGTTTGCCATTTCTTGGTCAAGCTCAAGGTGAATCCACATGCCACCCTGTGAGCCAGCGTTATCCTTAGCGTCATAGATCTTGACACCCTTAGCGCCTTCGCCACGGGAACAGCGGAAGCCGCGTCCCCAGCCTGGGTTCTTGTCATTGACATTTGCATCGAACGCGTAGTCATGAATCTCGACAATGCCAAGTTCTTTTGCGTACTTGAGGAACCAGTCCCACATTTCAACGCCGGTTGCACGCTTTGCGTATCCGACGTCGCAAGCTGCGCCTGTTGCGTGAACACTGAGGAACTTATTCATTCCTGGGTCAGAAGCTTTCTTACCAGCTGTCTGCGAGTTGCGCATAAGACGATTTGCGTAGATTCCAAGATTCTTGGTCTTCCAACGCTTGCCGCAAAGCTCTACAAGCTTTTCGGTACCGGCGCCGGCTTTTCCGCCGTCGAATGCTGGGTAGTAAGGGTACTTGCGTGCCATGATAAATCACTCCATGAGGTGAGGGGAATTAAAGAAAATTATAGTCCAATTCTTAGACCATTATTTTTAGAGGCTGGTCTACGCAGGTTTCGTGTAGAATGGTTAAATGAAATCGCACCCGTACCTTGGAATTAATGAAGAGGTAAAGAAAATCGTCAAGCCTTTACTTAGTAACGGGGACGCTTACCACAAGGTGCACACAGCACGTCTTGCTAGGACTGCTCACGTGCTCGGAGATACTGTGGCGATGGAGGGTGGGAACAACTGTAAGGTCCTTGAACTTGGTACTAGTGGGTTCTTGCCAGTTGTTCTAAAGTCACTTTTTCCGAGCGTCAGTATTGATGTAACATCGTTTGACCAATCAGAAAGCTTAGAAGAGATTCTTGCAAATCCTGATGATGTTTCTGAGAAAGAAGTAGGGATTGGTGGAGAGAGTGTTCGGGTCACTGCCTTCAGCGTTGATCTTGAGTATGAGCTGATCCCTGCGCCAGACGAGACATACGATGTTGTTGTTTGTTGCGAAGTACTCGAGCACATGGAGATTGATCCAATGTTTATGCTGAGTGAAGTCAACAGAGTTTTAAAGACTGGTGGGAAGCTTTTTCTTACTACGCCAAATGTTTTAAGCTCTCGTGGAATTACAAAAATGCTTGAAGGATACGAGCCATACTTTTTTATGCAGTATCACAAGAACCGAGAGTATCATCGACACAACTATGAGTACTCCGTACGGAGTCTGTGGTCGCTGCTAAAGTGCGCTGGGTTTGACTCAACAGTTTGGACAGAAGATTTGTTTGAAGACGGGCTGCCACATTCAGTAAACCGTCTTCGCGACGCAGGGTTTGTTATTGAAAATGTTGGAGATAACATTCTTGCGATTGGTACAAAGATTTCTGAAGTTGTCGAAAGGCACCCGCGTGGTCTTTACGTTTGAAGATCTTGGTGGAGAGATTAAGTATCTTCGTCGACTAGCAGATAAGGATGACAAAAAATGGAGCGCATTCAACGCGTCTATTGGCGTATCGGACTCTGGTTCTTACGCCGTAGCTATTCGGTCAAGCAATTACGTGATACTTCCACACGGGGAACTAAGTGTAACTACCAGCGGACCAATCAAGAACAGAGTTTGGTTTGCAGAACTGAACGACAGTCTAGAGCTAGAGAACCTGAGACAGATAGATTTCAGTCGGTGCGGAATGGATATATCTCGAGGCGTTGAGGACCCTAAACTTCTTTGGCGCAATGGCAAATGGCTTTTTACTGGCGTTGCTATGGAAAAACACGTACCTGTCGCGCGCAACTGCATTTGCTATTTAGACAGTAAAGCGGAGTACGTCACAAAAATAGAGATCATTCCAGGTTACGAAACGCGTCGACCTGAGAAAAACTGGATGACTGCGTATAAACAACCAAAGAAGTTTGACTATATCTATGACGGAAATGGCATTGTAAAAGACGGAATGGTTCTTCATCGTCTTGCAGACGACAAAAGATTTTCAGCGCTTCGTGGTAATGCGCACTTAGTTGAAATGGCTGACGGGACGTATCTCGGCATCATGCATACCTTACGTGTAACAAACCGGGGGCGTAAATACTTACAAGAGCGGCATATTTATGTAGAAGATATTCATAAAGATTACAAGCATTGCTTTGTTCGATTTAGCAAAGAAGGCTGGGCGCTTGAAGTAAGTGACGAGTTTAGATTTGTCTCTGAAGGAATTGAGTTTGCAGCAGGCATTGTTAGAAAAGGAGATGACTATGTTATTTCTTTTGGTAAAGATGATTTGTCTTCTCATCTTGCGATAATTAAACAAGAGTCAGTTCATAAAATGCTTGCGCCTATAGACTAAAATAACTACATGCCAGAAGGACACACGATACGCCATTTAGCAACTGTACTTTCTTATGGGTACGTTGGGACGCAAGTAAAAGCGTCAAGCCCTCAAGGAAGATTTGCAGAAGGCGCTGCAGCTATTGACGGCAAGACAATGACTGCGACAAGTGCACACGGAAAACATTTGTTTCTTCATTTTAATGAAGACATTGTTCATATTCATCTTGGTCTTTACGGTTGGATTAAGAACAAGAAAAACAATGGACAGGAGCCAACCCCTGCTACTCGCTTGCGACTAATGAATAACGAGTATTTGTCAGATCTTTCTGGGCCCACCGCTTGCGAACTCATCACTGAGGAAGATCGCCAAGTAAAGCTTAATAGACTTGGTCCTGACCCAATTCATGAAAACGCTGACTCTGAGAAAGCGTGGATAAAAATTCATAAGAGCTCCAAGACTATTGGCGGATTGCTTATGGACCAATCTACTATCGCTGGAATTGGCAATGTATACCGTGCAGAGATTCTTTTTCTAAATCAGCTTTCTCCTTTTATTCCCGGAAAGGAAGTGACACGTGAAAAGTTTGACAACATCTGGAGCGACTCTGTGCGCTTGCTTAGGCTTGGCGCTGAAGACGGGAAAATCAAAACTGTAGACGAAAAGCATTTGCTAATGCATGGTGTTGAATTGCATGGCTGCACTCAGTATAGTTATGTGTATAAAAGAACTGACAACGCGTGTCTTTTATGCAACGCTTCTATTCAGTCAGACAGCCTTGATGGGCGCACGGTATATTGGTGTCCATCATGCCAGAAGTAATTGAAGACATTGATCTTAACATTAGTCAAGACGGTGCACACGATAAATTTGCTCACTACGTAGACCGTGATGAAGTCATGGAAGCATTTGTCTACGGTGTCCCAGTCATAGCGCTGTGTGGTAAGATATGGATACCAACACGTGATGGAAGCAAATACAAAATCTGCCCAACGTGCAAAGAAATCTACGATGGATTATCCTGACTGACTTTCTACCGAGTATAATTTTTTTCTCTAATCAAACTTCAGTCGGGAGTCTCCACCGTGCCATCGCTATTTTCATTTCGTATCAATGACGAGTTCGTAGCAGGGTATAGAGATAGACAGGCGCCTTTTGGTTATCGAGATGCTGGCGGAAACTCTGTTGGCGAAATCACTTTCCTTCGCACGTATTCTCGTTTGAAGGAAGACGGCACCAAAGAAACTTGGACAGATGTTTGCGAGCGAGTTATCAATGGAATGTACTCTCTGCAAAAAGATCACTGCAAAGCAAATCGTCTTCCATGGAATGATCAACGCGCGCAGACAAGCGCCAAAGAAGCGTTTGACAGATTGTTCAATCTGAAGTGGACGCCTCCCGGGCGTGGACTTTGGGTTATGGGCACTCCATTAGTAAATGTTCAAAAGAACTCTGCTGCTTTGCAAAACTGTGCGTTTGTTTCAACGTCTGAAATGACAAAGAACAACCCTGCAAAGCCTTTTGCATTTCTCATGGAAGCATCAATGCTTGGTGTTGGTGTTGGATTTGATGACAAAGGCGCAGATAAAGACTTCACAATTTATGCGCCAGTTGTAGCTGACGCACCTAATGTTTACGTAGTGCCAGACACTCGCGAAGGTTGGGTTGAATCATTGACAATGCAACTTAACTCTTACCTCAAGGCAGACCAGCAAGTAATCACATTTGACTATTCTGAAGTTCGCCCAGCAGGTACGCCAATTAAGACATTTGGTGGAACCGCTGCTGGTCATGAGCCACTTGAGAAATTGCACAATCACATTTCACGTATGTTCAATGGCCGTGGCGGACAGAAACTTTCGCGCGTAGATATTGCTGACATTGGAAACCTCATCGGAGTATGCGTAGTATCTGGCAACGTGCGTCGTTCTGCTGAGCTTTTGCTTGGTCGCCTTGATGACGAAAACTTCTTGAATCTTAAGAACTCTGCTGTCTACCCAGAACGCAACTCTTACGATCCTGATGCTCCAGGTTGGGGTTGGATGTCAAACAACTCTGTTGAAACAACTGTCGGTAAAGATCTTTCTAACATTGTCGAAGGTATCGCACTTAATGGCGAGCCTGGTGTTATTTGGCTCGATATGTCACGCAAGTATGGGCGACTCGCAGATCCACCAAACAACAAGGACTGGCGCGTTGCTGGATACAACCCATGCGCAGAGCAATCGCTTGAATCATACGAATGTTGCACGCTTGTTGAGACATATCTAAATCGTCATGAGTCTTTAGAAGACTACAAGCGCACGCTTAAGTTCGCCTACTTGTACGCAAAGACAGTGACACTTCTTCCGACACACTGGGAAGAGACAAACGCAATCATGCAGCGTAATCGTCGCATTGGTACTTCAATGTCTGGTGTTGCTAACTTTGCTGACCGTGTTGGTTTGCCTGTTCTTCGTGATTGGATGGACTCTGGTTACAACACAATCAAGAGCTATGACAACATCTATTCTGAATGGCTCGGCATTCGCGAGTCAATCAAGATGACAACGGTCAAGCCATCTGGCACAGTATCAATTCTTGCTGGCGAATCTCCAGGAGTTCACTGGACACCAGGTGGTAAGTACTTTAACCGTGCAATTCGCTTTGCAAACGAAGATCCAATGTTGCCACTTTTTAGAATGGCAAACTACCGCGTCGAGCCTGCGTCTGAATCTCCTGACACAACAAGCGTTGTGTTTTTCCCAATCAAGTCTGACGCAGAGCGTGCTGAGCGCGATGTAACAATTTTTGAGAAGATGTCGCTTGCTGCTGTTGCTCAGCGTTATTGGTCAGATAACTCGGTGTCTGTGACAATTTCATTTGATCCTGAGACTGAGTCAGACCATGTTGGTACTGTGCTGCACATGTATGACGGTCAGCTTAAGACAGTTTCGTTCTTGCCTTCTGGAAACTTTACGTATCCTCAGATGCCTTATACGCAAATTACTGAAGAAGAGTATCGTGAAGATGGTGAAATGAAATTGTTCCCTATCGACTTCTCTGGAGTTTATGGTGGGCTGGCGGCTGACGCTATTGGCGAAGCCTATTGCACCACTGATGCTTGCGAAATTAAGCTTATCAAGGAAAACACCAAGTAGCACATGGCAACAACGATCTCAGTTGGAGATCTCAAGTGGGCGTCTAAGGCTCAATGCATTGGCAACACTGAGATTTTCTTTGGAGTTACTAGAGAAAAAACTCACATTCGGCGGATGCGAGAAGCGGCTGCTATTGCCATATGCAATCAATGTTCTGTTATGGCAGAATGCCGACAATTTGCTAGAGACAATAGCGAGCTCGGGGTCTGGGGTGCTGAGACAGAAGATGAGCGTTACGCCGCTGGTTTTCTACTAGACCCAGATGTTGCCCGCCGTAACAGACGAAAAGGCCGTTAGGTCGGTTGTCTGACTTAATGATATGATTTAGCACGGGAGAGGGCTGTCTATTAAGGAGCTCTCTGGTGCAAATCAAAAAAGTGGTGTCGCGCATACTCATATGCGCAGGTGTGTTTGTCGGCGCTAGCGCAGTTACGATAAACCCTTCCACAAATAGTATTGGCGTACTTACTGGTGCACGGGCTAGTGCTGTTGCTGGTGGCCCAATTGTTCTTGACGGAATGGACCCTGTGTGTCACTCAGGTGGTGAGAACACTGGTCTGTATATCGCCAGAGTGCTCAAGAAGGTCCACGATGGCGCTAATAATCCAAACAATGGTAACATTGCCATTCTTGGCTCTAATGGCAGCACGAACTCTTGTGGAACGCCTTGGGGCGCAAAGCTTTTGCAGTACACAAGCGAGTTCTCTACTCCGCCTACTGTAGACTTTTACACTACAGACGCACAAATCAACTCTTTCTTTACGACAACCATCGTGTCTACTCAGCCGGCGCTGATTTGGATTCCAGATAACTGGGCAAGAAGACCTGCTGTTGAAGCAATCTTTACTGCCAACGCTGAGAAGATTGCAGACTTTGTTAACTCAGGCGGAGGGTTGTTTGCCAACATGGGTTCTTATGGCTGGCTAACTGCTCTTCTACCAAGTGCTGTTTATAACAATGGCGGATGCAATGGCGGCCCAGATGCAACAGGCGACGGCGCTGCAGATTTTGGATTGACTAATGAAATTGTCACTGCTTGCTGGCATGGATATTTTACTGGAGACGTTGGCACATTGAAGACGCTTGTTGATTATCCATTCCCAACAGCGTCAAGTACTCGTAAGGCAGTGTCGATTGGCGGCGGAAGCGTTTCATTGCCAAGCTCTTTTACTCTTGCGATGTCACCAACGACTCCTCGCGCTGGCGAAGATCTTACAATTACGGCGACAGCACAAACTTTGGCTGGTGTGCCGCAGGCTGGTGTGACTGTAACTATTACAGTTAGTAGTGGGCCTGATGCTGGTCAAGTGTTAACAGCAACAACTAATGCATCTGGTATTGCAACAATTACTGTTCGCACTAATGCTACAGGCACCGCGGTATACACGGCAACGGCAACAGTGAATGGCGTAGCAAAGACTGTGTCTGCTACTGTTTCTTGGGACGCGCCTACTACTACTACTACTACACCAGCGCCTTCTACCACTACGACCTTGGCGCCTACAACGACAACCGCTGCCCCTGCGACTACAGTAGCTGCTGCGCCTGAAACTACAGTTGCTCCTACGACTACAGCCGCAGCGATTGTAGTACCAGAGATTGTGACAACAACTACAGTTCACGATCATTCAACGCACAGCCATGGGTCACTACCAGGGACGGGTTCTTCTTTGTCAAGAATGTTGCTGTACCTTGCAGCAATTCTTATCGCATTTGGAATCTACTTTTCAACACTAAATAAACTCACTAATGACAAAAAGTAACAACGGGAGATGTAAAATGGAACAGCTAAAGCAAATCATTTGGAGAATCATTGCGACCTTCGCAGCAACTGGTCTTAGCGTCGTAGGCGCTGGAGCAATCGCGAATGTTCCACTGTGGAAAGCTATTTTGATGGCAGGCATCGGCGGAGTATCTTTCGTCGTTGAAGGTCTTGCTCGAGCGTACATGGACGATGGAAAGCTTACAGTTGCAGAAATTAACTCAGTTTTCCAGAAGGTCGATAAAAAGAAAACAGATTAACTGGGAGAGATCTTGAATCTTAAGTGGATGGAACAAGCAGTCTGCAAAGGCAAGACATCAATGTTCTTTATGGGAATTCAAGAGAACGCTGCTACGCAGCGGAAGCGTGAGTACGCCGCTAAACTTGTTTGCAAGTCTTGCCCTGTAATTGATGAGTGTAAAACTCATGCTCGTGAAAACAATGAACTTGGCGTCTGGGGTGGAGAAACAGAGCAAGAAAGATTCTTGGCTGGCTATCTAAATCATCCTGTAGTTAACAAGCGTTTCTTTCGCATGCAGCGTCGTATGAACGCTAATGCTCAGAATCAATCACCGTCTACGTGATTTTCTTTTAACTGCCCGTTTTCATCTCTACTGTGCATTGTTACTTTAAAGTCTTTTGTGACTATCTTGGATAGTCTTGCGCGTTGATCTTCGAGTTTTTTGATGTGCTCTTGCATAATAGTGATGTCTGGTTTTATCCACCAGCGGTGAAACAAAACACCAAAGCCTGCACCGGCAGTGCACCCAGCAAGAAACGTAATGTACATACTTACTCTGGTTTAGCGTAGTAAGCTTTTATTGCTTTATCAATAGCATTCCAAAGTGTAGGCCACTCTTCCTTGTGCTTACGCATCACATGATTGTGATACTGAGGCACTGCGCCTTTTTCTTCAATTGCTGCTATGATATTAGAAATAGCGTTTTTCATTTCTTCATTTTGCTTTTTAAGAAAAAACAATTCAACCCACGCTTCAACGAGCTGCTGTTCTTTCTTTTCTATGCGCGATTGTCTATTGCTAAATAGCATCTGTCATTCGCCGTGTGTGACGCTGAATGCCATAGTAGAGTGGTCCGGCGTTAGAAATGCCAAGACCTTTAGCGATAACAGCAAGTGGAACGCCGTTGTCGTAAAACTCTGTCGCAAGTTGCGCGTGGTACTCTTCTTTGCTGCCAGCACGAGCATGCCGGACTCGGTCGATGGCTTCTTCAATTTCAGACTCGTTTAATTTCTTGCGCGTGTTTTTACTGCTAATTGGCGGAATTGTCGATGTAAACACACGGCGGCGAAGTCCTGAATACGAAACGTCAAGTTCCTTAGAAAGACTCATCAAATTTCCGTGGTTGCTTACGAACTCAACAAGAAGTCTTGTGTACTCTTTACTTGCCAAGTGCGCTGGTGTATTTTGGTTCTTTGCGCCAAAAGCTTTTTGAGCAAGAGGGACCAGTGGTCTCATCTTTTCTGCGTACTCTTGTGTAATCGTTTCGTTCTTCATTTTTCTCCTGTGTATCGGGGTGGTTTGTTTATTATACACATAAGATGTTTTATAGATGAAAACAATGAAACTATTTTTTAGTTCTTGCTTTCTTCCGATGTTCTTCCCAGATTTCAAGATCTTCTGGAAAGTCAAAGTCTTCTGTCCAATCATTGATTTCAATGAAATGAGGGTTACCAAATAGACCGCTAGACGCTGGGCCAATTAAGTATTTATAAAGTGCCCAGCCTGCTTGGGTATTTACTTGTCCCATAGAAACAAGAAGAAGAATCTTTTGGTTGATTTGATTTTTCATTGTTTGATCAAATGACAATGCAAAGATTTCTTTCCAGCGAGCGCCTGTCTCTTCATTTGGCCCAGTGCGTAAGAAGAACTTAAATGGGTCATTGTTCTTCATGATTGTTTTTACAGCGTCGCTTGTGAAATACACATCGCCAAACACAAGAACTGTTCGACCGTCATTTAGCCACAGATTATTGGAGGACAAAAACTTAGCTGCGTCTTTCCAGTGAGTGTTATCTGATTTGATAACATACAGTGAAGTGCCTGCAACTTGGTATCTTTCATCTATGCCAATTACGCATACGTCTGATGTGTACTTTAGAAATTGCGCGCATGTGCGCTCAAGTAAAGTCTTACCTTCGACTTTAGTTAGATGTTTTGGAGTACCGCGGTAGTTGCCCCAGCGGGTGCCATTACCAGCGGCAAGAATGATTACGCGAGTTTTTGCCACAAAGGCAATTATACTTACTCTTCGTCATTTTCCAGCATTACATGCACATAATGTACGAATACCGCAACAGCAGTGGCAATGATAGCAATCTTGCGCGTGTCACCTGAAAGCGTCACGAACATGATTGCGCTACCAGCAAATGTAAATGAAAGTGCTGCTGTTTCCTTGAGAAGCTTCTTGATGAAACCCATGATACTAAACTCCTTTGTACCGTCTGTTCTATAGTTATAGATGCTGTTTTTTGTGTTGAGGTTCTTTTCTCTGTCTTCAGGACCTTCAAGACCGCCAGCCTCTTCGTCCTCTTTTTCGTTTTCTTTTCTAGCGGCTTTATTACTGTCACTTGGAGATCCACCTGATCCGCCGCCACCATTCCCACCTGACGGGCCGCCACCCGCACCAGGAGCGGCTCCAACCGCTGTAACTGTAGACAATACAGTTGTTACCGCAATTATTGAGCGACGGGTCTCAACGTCCACTGTGGAGCCAACTGGCACATAATCATCGAGACCTTCGCCGTAGATGTCAATTGCACCCTCAAAAGCGTCCTTCACTTCTTCAGGAGCGTTTGTTACTGCTGCAACGAGGGCTGCTTCTTCAGCAGATGTCAGATCGCCAACAGGCAATTCTTCGAAGATCTCGGTTGCTTGCTCGGCATCAATGCTTTCCAAGACTTTTTCGCTTGATGCAAGAGACGTTGCTTGATCTTCTGTGACACCGTTTTCCAAGATCGTGTCAACCGCTGATGCCACTTGCTCTTCTGAGACTGAGTCAGACTCAAGAACGCCAACGACTTCTTCAAATTGTTCATCTGTAAGCGGCATATCCAGTACCGCGTCGATTGCTTCTGCAAACTTTTCATCAGAAAGCGATTCTTCGAAGACTGCGTCAAGAGCTGCACTGAGTTCTTCTGTCGAAAGATCCTCAGTAAAGACTGAGTCAATGACTGCTGCAAACTCTTCTGTGCTTAGTGGAGCATCGAGAAGTGATGTAACAAGCGCTGCTACTTCTTCAGGAGAGTCTGCGTCTGCCAGCGCGTCAGAAACTGCTGCACCAAGTTCTTCTGGATTGTCAGTTGCTGCAAAGATATCGTCAGCAGCGTTGTCTGCTGCGTCTTGAATGTCTTCTGGGATGTCTACTTCGGGGACAGTCTCGGGAGGCGCTTCGTCTTCTGGGGCGGCATATTGTGGTACCTCGGAGGCGGGTTCTTCGCTTTCGGGATTACTTTCGCTCGGGGGTGTCTCAACTGGTGCCTCAGTCGTTGTGACAGTCGCAGGCGGGATCAATACAGTCGTCGTAGTCCATTTAGGAGCCTCCGTTGTTGTTGTTGTTGTTGTTGTTGTTGTTGTAGTTGTAGAAGTGGTTGTTGTAGTGTTTGGAGTCGTGCCAGTTACTTCGTTGCTCCAGCCTGAGTACACTGGAATTGTGTCATTATCTGCACGAATCTTAAACTGATAATCGGTGCCTGGGTCGAGCCCTTCAACAACTGCCGATGTTTGCGTAGATGAAATTGCCCAGCCGCTTGCCCAATTATCATTGGAAAAGAAGACTGCGTATCTTTCTACGTCTGCATTTGAGACTTCAGGAGCGTCCCACTCAAGATACACCTTAGTTTCATTGGTTGAAGTGACCGTAAGGTTTTGAGGACTATTTAGATATGGAGCAAGAGTTGTGGTAGTTGCGACTGACGCTTGTGGTTCTGGAGTTCGTGTGAATGCTGCTGCTGGAACAACTTCCCAGCCGTTGCCGATATTCCAGTACAATATTGTCCATGAGCCACCGCCATTTTCGTAGAACCAGTGAGTGAACTGTCTTGGGACGCCTGCTGTAAATTGCTGCGGTGCAGTAGGAGTGCCACCACCGCCTTTGTCACGCCAGTTGTCATCAATCAATACACCGTCAAGAATTAGTTTTGTTCCGTCGTCTGCCGTTGGCATAAACGAAATGGCGGCTGTGACCGGTGAAGTTATGTAACCTTCGTACTTAACAATATAGTCTTCATACAGCCCGAAAGGTGGAGACTGGTCAAAGTTTTGATTAACATCTGGAAATACAGTTGTCCCAACTGAAGGCCGTCCAGACACCTCTGGCAATGGTGGAGCGCCATTGTAGCCCCAGTTGTCGTAGACCGTTACATTCAAACCGTCTTGAGACTCGGCACTTGAAATAGACGGAAATGCCGAAGATATGACTGATAGTACAAAAACAGGAGCCAGAATCCATGCTCCCCGCTTCTTTAGTTTTGCTTGTACGCCCTTTCGCCACCCGCTCCCCCGGGTCGCCTGTGAGGTCATCTACTCAGTCGTAATCGCTTTCAGTTTCTTCGTGTTCGTTGGAATCTTGCCACGCTATCCGTCTAACGGAGTCAGTAACGTGAAGTGCTACATCAATCAGGTTCTCTACCGCAATCAGCAGATCTGCCCTGTCATCTATTTCTTCTGGGTCTTCAAGCTCATCTGAGACAGAGTACAAAGTATGAGTACAGGAGATGATCCTACGGAGCGCCCGCTCTTGCTCAGTCTCTTGAAGAAACGCCATACCGTAATCATACACGCTTCTGCTTCCTTTGAGAACCATCATAGGCATCTAGCCCTTAGGCGGAGGAGGCGGGAGGAGGGGGTGCAGAAGGGCCATTTTTCTGCGCGTAGGTATTGTCTATATATAAGGTGAAGAAGCGGGGGGGGGGGGGTTAAAAATTGTAACCCTAAAGGAAGGGTTTAGGGTTTGAAACTTTTTTCGACTTTTCTTGACAAAGTGGGGAGCAAGGTTATTACCTGGGTGTGGGAACCTTATAAGGCCTTGTGGGGAAGAGAGTTTAGATATCTACAAAGTATAATGAACTAATGAACTAAGTTCACTTTTTCACCCGGCAGTGATTGTTGAGGAGGTGGAAGAAGGGGAGCAAGGTACAACTTGGAGTGGGATTTTCAAGGCGTGGGTATTGATGAAAAGGGAGAGGAGGAGGATGGGAGAGAGGGTGTGTTTGGGCGGGGAGGTCTCAAGGGGTGGAGATCCGCTCTTGCTATACTACGCAGATTTAGAAAAGAGTAGAGAGACTTCTGCTTAGTACGACTAAACTATGTAAATTAGAAAACTTAAAACTGAACTATTAATCCAATACGTGCATACACATACGTATGGGGGTAACGAGATTAATAGTCGAGTTTCTTGTTTTATGATAGTTTTATGATAGTTTCTTAGATAAGTACTATGGTGTACACGACCCCTGTATAATTAACTACGAACACTCAACTTTGTACAACTTTAGTGAGTGAAGAAAGAGAGATCATGAGCGACGAAGATGCAAGAAAAGCTTTAGAAGCTATGGGCATTAGTCTCGAGGAAGCAATCGAAGCTGATGCTAAGTCTAGAGAGCGACTGAGCTCTATGGCTCGAGACCCAAGGATCTGTTTGTGTGGTCATGCAACCGCAAGACATACAGTTGTTAATGGCGTCGTGTTCTGTAAACCTTCCCGTATGGAGTGTCCATGCAAGAAAGTTCGCCCAGTTCTTGAGGCTGATGACACAAGAAAGTTTCTTAGAAGAACCACAGGATCTGGCGCACTTCACGCTTTAACTCTTGGTATTGTCTCTCATGCGCAAACTGGAAAGTCAGTTCGTTGGATTGTTGATCTTGTTTGCGACAGATGCGGAGCTTCAGATAATAATGTTGTTCCCGCAGCAGTAACGCAACAAGGCCGAGCAACTAACAGCCCGACTGGATTTGACGCTCTGCTGTGTCCAACTTGCAGAACGGAAGTGTGAGATGACTACAGTAATTTTGGGAGTAGCGATACTCGTTCTTTATTACGTGTTCCTAAAGAATAGCGACCGTGGTCGTGACTAAACCTCACTATGATGTAGTAATCGCTACGCCTGGCAGAATGATGCACGCAGAGTACGTGCAGAGCTTGGCAGCCACAATTTCTTACTTGAGAGAAGAAGGCTACGCTGTTCGATACTTAAATAAGTATTCGTCGTTCATACCAACCGCGCGTGAGTTGACCGCTATCGACAAGTGGTCGCACGACTACTCAACTAATCAAATTGCTCTTGGAGAGTTTACCTATGACAAAATTTTTTGGATCGACTCAGACATCGAGTGGACTATCGAAGACTTTATGGCTCTGTTCAATTCTGGTCTTAACATTGTCTCTGGTCTCTATGTACTTGACCCGGCAGGATCAGTAGCAGTTAATTATCCGAATAACCGAGGCGTTCCGACTCGAGTTAACAAAGTAGAGTTCCTCCTCCACGATGAGCCAGTCGAAGTTGGCGGTGTCGGTTTTGGATTTGTTTGCATGAAGTACGGAGTCTTTGAAAGCATTCCTCGTCCTTGGTTCCTCATCGGCAAAGTCCAATGGAGCGAAGACTCAGAGATGAGAGTAAATGTTGGAGAAGACTACTCGTGGTGTGGAAAAGCCCAGCAGTCTGGGTATAAGATCTATGTAGATCCGAATGTCAAAGTTCGGCATCACAAAGAAACTGTGTACGAAATCTAAA